TTGGTAGCTACCAATGTGATGGCAACCAACATTTCCAATCAAATGGCATCTTCAGGTCTATTAAGCCTTTTTAAAGCGAATGGTACTGAATCTTCAAATGCTGTTACTGCAAGTGGTCAAGGAGGTATAATTACTACTTCTTCTTTAACTACAGCAGGTGGTTCAAGCTATTCAATCACATGGACTAATACTTTCATCAGTACTACGTCAGCAGTCGTTGTTAGTGTTGGTGGTGGTACAAATACAACTGAAAATATTACATTAAAAGTAACTCCAGGAAGTGGAAGTGCGACATTAATTATTTATAATAATACTGCTGCAACTGCGCTTAATGGAACTATTTTAATCAACTATATTGTGATGTAACCCGTGTTACACCCCTAATCGGGCTTAATTTTTCTTCCTTTTGTTAAGCCCTATTTTTATCGTATTGGTTTGAGATTATCTTTAAACCATTTGTCTATATTTTCAGCGGTATAATATATTTTCCCATTTAATTTATGGTAAGTAGGCGTATTGCCTGTATATCTGGCTTTTCTAAACCAATGAACAGATAACCCGTATCGTAGTGAAGCTTCTTTCTCTACTAAATACTGTACACCGTCTAATAGCAACATAATTATCCTTAATTAGTTTCTTATTTAACTTACAATTCATAAATGTCTATCTCTTTTGGTAATGCTTCATTTTTATTTTCTGATTTATCTATTTTAATCTTTTCTTCCTTATTTTCTTTACCAGTTACACAGAAATTCTCATATTTTTTTAAGTCGTTTGGGTCTATAAATAATATTTTTGATAAGTAATCAGATGAGCGTTGCAATTTTAGTATTTGAGTTCCTAATGATTTAAATTCAGAATAAATTTTACTCAAATTATCCATAGATATACCATCAATGGGACAATATTTATTTTTCTTTATAGCTACTAATGTTTCAGCATTAATACCAAATGTTTTCATAATGTCTGAGTCTGATTTTTTCTTTTTCAAATACATCTCAATTTTTTTTAGCTCATCCATGCCAGGTTCTTGATTAAAATTATTACCTATTTGTTTTTGACGCCATTCAGATTGAATAATCTCATTACTTTTTGTTCGAGGTTTCCAATTATCCAAAGTGATTTCTTCATCGTCTTGTGAATTGTCTAAGGTACATGGATCGAAATCATAAGAAGTTTCACTCATAAGGTGCCCTTTTATTAAAGTTACTGTATTAATTTTCATTTTAAAATGAAATCACTTTTCTATCCTTAATATTCATTGCGTAAATTTAATATTCATTCATACCGCTTAATACGACTCATTGTTGAATTATCTAATTCTTTCTACTCTCAAACTGTGAAATCGCAAATGGTGCAATGGACTGCAATTCACATCGAGACCCATGCGTTAATTGGGGCAAGCTTTATAGCGTGATGGCGTAATAATCCGAGACCTGTTCGTAAGGCAGAGGAAATTACCGTAGCGGGGCAATAGCTAGAAGGGATGTTATGGATAATAGTGTTATGGATAATGCGTCTGAAATGAGTCAGACCCAGGTAGAGCCGATTACTCAAGCGCAAGCTGAGAAGATGGTTCCACAATCACAGGTAAATGAAATTGCTGCTGCGGCAAGGAAACAAGGCGCAGAAAGAGCGGTAGAAGAATACAAACGCCAACAAGCGTCTTCTTATGTTCAGCAAAACCATGAGCCTACGTCTTATCGCAATGTGTCAGAAGATGACATTAAGCGCGTGACAGGTGATGAGATTAAGCGGCATTTTGGCCAGATTGAGCAGGAAACTCAAGAAAGGGCTAACGCTGAAGCAGCTAATCGCATTGTCGGCATGTTTAGAGACAAGATTGTCGCTGGGAAAGATAAGTTTGAGGATTTTGAGTCTGTGACCGGTAACGTTGCAATGCAATACTATCCTAACGTTGTCCAGCTTCTAGCCGAACACGTTGATAATACTGCAGACGTACTGTATCACTTAGCTAAAAACAGAGACAAGCTGTATAGGCTTGAATCATTAAGCGCTCACAACTCATCAGATGCCATTTACGAGATTAAGCGTTTGGCTGACTCCATTAAGTCAAATGAAGAAACCTCGCAGATGAAACATGCCAACACACCTTTATCACAACAAAGACCTTCTAACACTGGCACGGATTCAGGTAGTTCTTTGTCTATGAAGGATTTAAAACGTAAATACAAGGCATAGAGCATTCCTCTGAATCCTAACTTAAAGGACTAAAGTTAGGAGTAACTAACATGGCAGTTTTCCCTACCAATATTCTGCAACAGGTACAAACATACCAACGGTCAGGATTAGCGTTATTACAAAACTTGTGTTGCCATATTTCTACAGCCAACACAAAATTTAAAGATTTTGACAAGATTCAAGCCAACTTAGGCTCTGTAGTAACCTTTGATTTGCCACCTCGTTTTACAACGACTGCAGGTCTTGTTGCTGCGTTCCAGCCTGCTGTTCAAAGGGTTCAATCTTTAGCGTGTGACCAAGCGAACAACACTTCATTCGCTGTGACTTCACAACAACGTATCTTCAACTTGGAAAAGGGTGAAGAAGATTACATGCGTGTTTTTGGCAAGTCCGCAATTGCAGAATTGGCAGCATTGGTTGAAGGCAACATTGCTCTTAACTGGGCATCTGGTGTTGTTTCTCAATTAGATGGTACTACTAATGTGTTCTCAGGCCCCTATCGTTACTACGGTAATGGTACGACTGCGCTTAGTTCTTACCAACAATTGGCTCAAGCTATTATGTTCTTCAAGAACTACGGCTCTGTGGCTGAAGGGATTAAAGTTTACTTGCCTGATACTGTCGTTCCAAGTGTCGTTGGTAATGGCTTAAATCAATTCGTTCCTCATCGTAACGATGAAATCGCAATGTCCTGGGAAGTGGGTGACTTTGGTACTCCACTTGTTAGCTACTACCAGTCAAACTTAATGCCTATCCACGTTTCAGGTAATACTGGCGTGAATCAGCAAACCTTGACTGTCGTTTCTGTTAACGATCCGACTGGACAAAACGTAACTCAAATTACTTTGAGTGGCGCTTCTACAAGCGATGCTAATGCAGTGTTTGCTGGCGATTTATTCAGCTTCCAAGATGGCGTAAGTGGTCAACCTAACATGCGCTATTTAACCTTCATTGGTCATTTCCCAAGTGCTAACCCTGTTCAGTTTAGAGCAACTGCAAATGCTGCTTCTAATGCCAGTGGTGTTGTCACAATCAACATTACTCCAGCATTGAACTGGGCTGGTGGACAAAACCAAAATCTAAATAACCCAATCGTTGCAGGCATGCAAATCCTTGGTCTGCCTTCCCATCGTTGCGGCGGTATTTTAGGTGGCGATGCGTTCTACTTGGCTATGCCTCAGTTACCCGAACAAAGCCCATACCCAACAGCAAACGAATATGACGATGATACTGGTGCGTCTATGCGTTTGACTTATGGTTCTTTATTCGGTCAAAACCAAACAGGCATGATTTATGACGAAACCCATGGTTCAGTAATTGTTCCCGAATACTCCATGCGTTATGTCATTCCATTGTCACAAGGTTAATTGGAAGCGGTCGAAAGGCCGCTGTAACTAATTTATGAGGAAATAGAAATGGCTAATCCACAAATCCAAAATGAAACGATATATGCGTTGCCTCGTTTATATATTCAAGGCTTGCAATTATCGGCTGCGACCCCTTTGGCTGCTACCGTAATCGCTGTAGCTCCAGGTGCAGCAAGAGACTCAACTAATAGTATTGATATGGTTGTAGGTTTACAAAACTACTTCGGTATTGATAATCCAGCACAACTATTCCAGGGATATCAGCCAGGATTATTTATCAATTCTGCTGTCAATGGTGTTAATGGACTAGACACCGGAACGATTGCTGCCAGTACTCAATATGCCGTGTACTTAATTGGTGACTCACGCAATTACAACAACACAGCAGCGGTATTGAGTTTAACGAGTAATACAGCTCCTTTGCTTCCTTCTGGTTATGACTCCTATCGTTTGATAGGGTTCTGGTCGACTGATAGCTCTAGTCACTTTGTCTATGCCACCACTAAACCACAAAACCTAAATGGCTTGTTGACGTATTACAACTCTCCTGCGGTTTCTGTGTTGTCTGGTGGTACTGCAACAACCTTTACTGCAATCGACCTAACAACTAATAGCGCAATTCCTACAACCACACTTCCAAACATAATCGTGACTTTACTCGTTACCTTTACGCCGGCAGCAGTTGGGGACACTGTGCAATTTAGACCGACTGGTTCTGCGGCTACTGGTGGACTCCCAACAATTACTGGATTGGTTGCAGGCATCGCTCAAAGCCAATACATCCAAGTTATTGCAGGAGTGGGCTCATCTAAACCTGAGATTGATTACAAAGTCACTTCAGGAAGCGATGCGGTATCTGTATCAGTGGTCGAATGGGCTGGAGTTTCTAATAGCGCATATCCTGCATTAGTGTAATACAACCAAGGAGCGGTAATTATGCCTTATACAGCTGAACAATTAATTACGCGCTCCTGGTTTCTTTCTGGCATTGTAGCCAGAAACCTCCAGGTTCCGACAGGAGACCAAATCTATGATGGTCTTCAGATGCTTAATGACCTGCTAAATTTCAAACAGATAGAAACAGATTTAATCCCTTATTGGCAATACATTACCTTTAATGCTGTCGCACAGCAGGAATATTATTTCCTTCCTTACGTAGCAGCTATTGAAGAGTCTACATTCAATATTAATGTAGTCCGATATCCTATGGTTTCAACCAGTAGAAGCAATTACTTCGGCTCCTCACGTGTTGATAACATCTATACACTGCCGTTTTCATGGAATTATGAACGGAGTGTGGGTGGTGGGACCTATGGCATGTATTTCATCCCAGACCAAGCCTATCCTATTAAGATGAAGGCTAAGATTTTCTTGGTTGATGTCTCCCTACAGACAGATTTACAAGATGTTACTAGCATCTTCTCAAACCCCTACAACATACCGAATTATACTACCTACAGCTTCATTAATAATGGAATACAGGGATATGACACGGCTTATATTGAGTATTTACGGTACGCGTTGGCAGAGTATTTTTGTAGTGAGTATGGTATACTATTCAATCCTCAATCACAAAAGATTCTGGATAGTTACAAAAGAAAGCTAATGTACATGGATCCACCGGATTTAACAGGGAAAAAATTGTCTATTCTTTATGCGGATAGTAATCCAGGCTATTCATGGGGTGATGTAAATATTGGCAAGGGGTGGCGCCCATGATCAATTTGTAAGTATTTTATACTATTCTTAGCTGTTATAAGGATTAATATGAAGTCTCTAAAAGTTTGCGAAAAACACAAGATTGAAAAAAAAGAGGTTGGTAAGGATAAAATTTTAAGATGTAAGGAATGCTTTAATGAATACAGAAGAAATTATAATTTAAAAAATAAAGCTAAAATTAGCGAAAAAAATAGAAAATATAATGCCTTGACTAGGGATAGAAGACAAGTTTGGACAGAGAATGATAGAAAAGAAAATCCAGAAAGGTATAAAAAATATGCTGAAAAGTATCATCATTTAAATTATGTTCAATATCAAGCTAGAAGAACTGCTCGAAAATATGGTTTAGCATATGATGAATATATAGAGATGATAAAAAAATCAAATGATAAATGTGCGATATGTAATCGAGAAGAAAGAAGGAATTTAGGCAAGAAAGAAAAGTTAACGCAGTTATGTATAGACCATTCACATTCATCAAAAAAAGTTAGAGGTCTCATTTGTTATGGATGTAATTTGATACTTGGCTATGCTGAAGACAATATTGACTTGCTTAAATCAGCAATCCAATACCTAGAAGCACACAAACACATAGAATAAAATATTAACCAAGGACGGTTAAACGAATGATAACACGAGGACAGAACTTCAAAGAGTTCCCCATCAATATTGTAGGCTCAAGTACCTTTGGTCGTTATCCAAAGATTAGCATTGAGAAAACCTACAATATGTTCATGTCCGATAATTTCATGGTTCCTTATGCCGGCTATAACATTGCAGTTCCTTCTGAAAACTTCCTAAATGCTACTGAAGGACGAGCCATTTTTACTAGTACAAAATTTGATAAGCTTGTAGTTGTTCAGGGCAATGGAGTCTTCTTGGTTGAGATTCAATACGACCAACAACAACAAAAGGTTACATTCTTCCAAGTGTTTCGTATTGGTATGTTGCAGACACAAACAGGAGTGGTTTACATTGCAGAAAACAACAAGCCTCAGATTGGCATCTCTGACGGAACTGCATTCTACATTTATGATCCAACCCTTTCTCCAACATTCCAGACGATACCTCTGGATTTTGTTCCAGGCTATCTGACCTTCCATGATACATATTTTATTATGCCTGCAGTAGGAACAAACAGCTGGCGATTATCAGGTAATAACGATGGAACAACCTGGCCTAATAACCAATTCAGTGTCGGCGCGCTTCAAACAAAGCCAGATAACGTACAAGCTGTAGTGAGATTTCCATCCAAAGGTAATATGATATTTGTAATGGGAAGCATCGTTACGGAGGCATGGTTTGATACAGGTGCTCAATTATTTCCGTACCAACGAAATAACCAATTCAACATTGACTATGGTTGTATTCAGCCTGCTACTGTGGCTTATATGGATGAGTTTGTGGTGTGGCTTGCGCAAAATGAGAAATCAGGCCCCATTATTATGTACTCAGATGGCGGCATGCCTCGAAAGATTACAACGGACGGGATTGATTATCTTTTTTCAACGCTACAAAATCCACAAGATTCCCAAGGGTTCTTATATCGACAAGATGGTCATTTGTTTTATCATATTAATTTTTATAGTGATAACATATCCCTTTTTTATGATTTCAACACTGAAAAGTTCTATCACGCCAGTGACCAAAACCTCAATTACTTTATTGCCTCAGAAATAGCCTTCGTTAATAATCAATATTACTTTGTGACAAAAAACAATGGAAATGTATTTACTTTTGACACAAGCATTACCACTTATGAAGATGTGGACAGCATGGGTCATACATCGATTAATGAGATACCTCGCATCAGAATTTGTGCCAATATACGTACTCCTAAGCAAAATTATCAGATTATTAACGATGTCGGGTTCACAATTGAATCAGGTGAGACAGATTATCAGCAACAAGATTTGGGTGAAATTATCTTGGTTACGCAAGCAGGTAACCCGCTTGTAACACAAGGTGGCTTCATAGGGCTCGTGACTCAAGATGGGAATCAATTAATTGCACAAGATG